CCAATGCCGCCACAAAGGACAACATTGCAAAAAGGCCAGTTTCTGGCCGATTTGTGGTGGAACGCCTGCGAGGCGGCACATGGGAGGAGGGTCTCCATCCGACATAATGGTCGGAGGATCCCCTCCAGGTGCTCACCGCGCACACTGCGAGAGCAGTGTACGTTCCTTTCTGTTACTCCCCCTTCCGCCGCCCGGCGCCGGTTGCTAACCGGCGTCTGGGAGGCCCTTCTAGCTGTTTCGGCCGCGTTTTCCCCCATCCCTACCTGGGGGGCCCCATCTAGCAACAAGAGAATCCTCGAGTTGCAGAAGTTGGCCCTCTGGGTGGTGAGGACCGCTGCTTCTTGTGGCGATGGCTATGTCATCGCCTCTTTGAAGCAATGGTCCGGGGATGCGCGTAATTCGGTCGTGGGCGGCGCCTCCTTCTCCCCTGGTCTCCGGTTCCTCCTCCGCCGCATGCATAACATGTGGTCAGTGGCGGGCCGGGAACAGCTGGGATACTTGGGGCGCGCCCTCCCCGAAGGGGACGAGAGGGTCTCGGCGCGCAACTTGGTTGCGCACCGGGACATCCTCACGACCCCGCACGAAACAGCTCCTGAGTTATTGCGCGCGGCCCGCGCGTACGCGGAGGCTTTCGCCCGTCGGAACTGCGTCTGGGAGGACCCTATGGTCCCCGTCAGCAGCAGCGCCACGGTCGACTTCCCCCGCAGGCGCGGGGGCTGCCGCGAGCTGGTCAGGACCCGGCGACATGGTTGGGTCCAGCATCTCACTGAGATGCCGGACTTCTCCCTGGTCGTCGAGCCCGAGCCCGACTACGGTGGGTTCCTTTCTCGCGAGGAGGTGGAACTCACGCGTTACAACTCAGGTTTCCGCAATTTGATGTTCTCGGCCGCGTGGCTCACCGCCACGCGTCCTCTGAACAACCGTGTCTGTACAATCCCCGAACGGGGGTGGAAGCGACGTGTCGTTTCCGCCCCCGAGGGGTTTGCTAATACGGCAGGAGGCGCCCTTAATCGGGCCCTCCTTTCGGCGCTCCGCAAGGAACGCCGGTGTCGGCGCTTTCTTTTGGGAGAGCGCCGGCGCGCCGTCGAGGAGCTCGTCCGTGCCTTTCGTTTGGGGCACGTCGTGGTCTCCACAGACTTATCGGTGGCCACCGACCGCTTGCCTCACGACTTGGTGGGGCAGGTTGTCAATGGCCTCATTGCGGGTTGGAAGGGCCTCCCGGACGTATGGGGTGAGGCCCTGGTTGCCCTTACGGGCCCTCAGGTCCTCACCTACCCTTGGGGGCAGACAGTCACCTCTCGGAGGGGTGTATTGATGGGACTCGGGCCTTCGTGGCCCATTATGTCCATCATCCACCTCTTCTGGGTTGACTACGCTGCCTCTTTGGGTCGTGGCCTCCAAAACTCGGCCAGGTTCGGCACCGCCATTGGCGGCGACGACCTGATTGGGTTTTGGCCCCAGCAGTTGTTGGAGAACTACCTCTCGGTCCTTACCGCTTGTGGCGGTAAGCCCTCGAAAGGTAAGTTCTTCGTCAACTGTCGGGTCGGGAACTTCACGGAGATGACCTTCACGGTCATCCCCGGGGTCCCGGGGCCATCCATACGCTGGGCGGCGGGGATACCTGTGAAGGGCCTCGTCAGCCTCTCCCTCGATCTCGAGGGGGAGGCTTACGAGTCCCTCTGCCCTGATTCCGGCCGCGCCACCAGGGCCCGGAGAGTTCTCCGGGCCCTCAGACCCGGGGTTTGGAGGCGTTCCCGCGAAAGCGGTTGCGTCCCCGTATTACCTCGGGTCCTAGGCGGTGCCGGTCTTCCCCCAAGACGGGGCTCTCTCGCTAAGGTGTTTGCACCGAAGTGGATGCGCCTCGCCCTGGGGAAGTTCCTTTACGGTTCGGGTTCTGACCAGGTTCCGTTGGCCCCTCCTTCTTGGGTGGAGTCAACGGACTTGGTCTCCCGAACCGCTAGGGAACGTTCAGAGGCAGTGCTCTTCCGGGAGGTCGAGTTTGGTATGGTGGAGTTTTCCACCCAATACAAACCCGGCCGGGTTTCTAGGTTGGTCTCGGACTGGTTACAGAACGAGACTTCCCTTTTTTCCCAGGCTGCCGTCTTCTCAGACGACAGCTGTCCCGCGAGCAACACAGACGTCGCGGACGCTCGCACCCACGGCCGGCAAGTCCGGCAGTGGGCGCTTAAGCGCCTGCGGGGGGGAGTTCCAGATGCCCAAGCAATCAAAAACGGGCGTAACTCACGTTACGCCTTGATTGAGAGGGCTAGGTTCAATCGTCGGAGATGGTATATCAACCTCCTCCTTCCCCCGGAGTTTTACTACGGGGATTCGATTTGACCCA